GGGGGTCTGTGGGTGCGTGCCCCCCTCGTGTCCTTCCCCAAAAAAAATATGTGTTTTTCTGTAGTTCTGCTAATCTCTGGTTTGATTTTCTTTCTGTGTTGACCGGCCCTCCTCTGGGTCTTTGGCTCCTCCTTGCGGGGAGCTTTTTTTTCGTCTATAGTGTGTAGATTGGTTATGAGGGATAGATATGATTAACTTAGAAGTAGAGAAGTCAGTGCCGTTACCTGCTGGCAAGAAGCGGTATCCCTACAAAGAGATGGACATTGGGGATAGCTTCTTTGTTGGGGATGGGAAGCTGCAGGTGGTGTGTAACGCCAATTACAGGGCATCCAAGCGGTTGGGGATGCAGTTCATAGCGAGGAAAGAAGTCGAGGGGGTAAGGGTATGGCGGGTTCTATAGACGGCGTAGTTCGTGGCGTGAGGATTTATCAGGGTAGTAAATCCGTATGGTGTGAAGCTACTCCTTGGTTTCCCCCGGAAGTAAAGCCAGTTTACAAGGGGATGTACTCTGTCGGCTCAGATTCTTTATCCATAATGAATGAGTGGGACGGCAAGCAATGGATTCGAGGTGATGGTTCTCTTGCTGCTTGGCAAGATGTGTCTTGGCGTGGCTGGACAGGAGAATACGTGTGAGCGCTAATAAACTTGAATTCTTTGACGAGAGCCTCTTTGTAGATGTCTTAGACCAGTACGTTGTCTGGCGGCTAAACGATTTAATTGAGAACGAGGAAGAAGCCAAGATTCGGCGTGCTTGCTTTGTTCTAAGGGCTTACTTAACACCAGAAGGTGACAATGATGACTGAAACGATACAAACCATGATGCCTCTAGCAATGGAGGATGTAAAGAAAGCCTACATGGAGAAAGTCTACTCGATGAGCCATGCAGAGCTGTTCCATGAGCTTATGCGTGTACACACCGAGTCAGCCAAGTTGCTGCGGGATGCAACGGACGAGGTAGCTAGATTAAAGGATACCCTTGAGCGACTCAGTACCGTCAACTGACAAGTACGCAGAGGAACTTCTGCTTTCCCGAACCATTCTTAAAAATGAGATGCTTCGGGCAACGAAGGCTATTACGCCAACAGACAAGAGAAAGCTCTTAGAGACTTGGCGGTCGGTGTACAAGCCTGAGATAGTTGAGGAGTTGCTTCGCGTTGCTAAAGACAAGGACGCGAGGTACAGAATAGCTAACTGGAACCTACAAGTGTTTGACAAGGAGAGACTAAATGGCAAAAGATAAAATGATGCAATTGATTGAGCAGCAGCAATACCAGAAGATGCGTGAAGACCTCCTCAAGCGTAATCTTCGTTATGCCAAGCCAGATTGGAAAACAACATCGCTGCCAGCAGAGCAAGAGAAAGCCTTTATGGAATGGATAGCTAAAAACAAGGTGCCATTTAATCCAAAAGACAAATATGCTGATTACGATATGCGTGGATTCTACGATGCGCTAATGAAGAAAGACCCAAGGGCTGCTGCCGCAGTTAATCCAGCAACAAAGACTATGCACTACCCTGATTACTGGAAAACTCCTTACCATGAATCGTTTAGCGCTGAATCACAATGGGCCGCTAAAGGCGCACCTACATGGCAAGAGAACAAATTGGTCGCTCCTTCCGGCGAAGTAATATTTGAAGACAAGCCCGGTAAATGAAGTTCAATCTCAAACAGTTTTATAAGTTCTGCTCTGAGTTAAAGATTGAAACCAAAGAGCAAGGCTTACGTAAGATGGATAACCTTCTCGGCACTCAGACCTATGTCATGGATGAGATTGCTACAGGACTAGAGAACGGTATCCATTTCTTTGTCATTCTTAAAGGCCGTCAATTAGGTATTACTACTATCAGCCTAGCCTTAGACCTTTACTGGCACTACATCAATGCGGGGTTAAATGGAACACTTGTTACAGACACAGAAGAAAACCGAGATATGTTCCGAGGAACGCTCGGCAGTTACATGGATGGTTTACCTAAAGAGTACAAAATACCCATACTTGCACATAATCGAAACTCGCTGGCCCTCAAAAACCGCAGCCGTATCTTTTATCAAGTCGCTGGGCTTAGGGCGAAAGGAAGCCTTGGTCGTGGCAAGGGCATCACATTCCTTCATGGAACAGAGACGTCTTCGTGGGGCGATGAAGAAGGACTAGCATCCTTGCTGGCCTCTCTCGCAGAAACCAATCCTAAACGTCTCTACATATTTGAGTCCACTGCTCGCGGCTTTAATATGTTTCACGATATGTACGTAACCGCTAAACGCGCCAGAACTCAGAAGGCAATCTTCTGTGGCTGGTGGAGAAATGAATTCTATTCTGCGGCACCGGATACTGATGTCTACAAAGTCTATTGGGACGGCAAACTAACGCCTGAAGAAAAAGAGTGGACGCGAGATATTAAAAAGCTCTACAACTTTGAGATTAATTCGCGTCAGATGGCGTGGTGGCGTTGGAAGATGTTGGAAGGCATTAAGGATGACTCCTTGATGTATCAAGAGTTTCCTCCGACCGAAGACTATGCGTTTGTTATGACCGGCACATCCTTCTTCTCTAATTCTCGGTGTACTGACGCCATGAAGATTGCGAAGAAGATTCTATGCGACCATTACCGTTACGCGATGGGAGTTAACTTCCAAGACACGGAAGTGTTGAAATCTACTGAGCGTTTGTCAACATTGAAGGTGTGGGAGGAACCCATTGATACAGCTTATTACGTTATCGGTGCAGACCCTGCTTATGGTTCTTCTGATTGGGCTGATAGGTTCTGCGTTCAAGTTTTCCGCTGCTATTCGGACGGAATGGAGCAGGTTGCTGAGTTCGCGACCTCAGAACTCAATACCTACCAGTTCGCGTGGGTTATTTCTCACTTGGCGGGAGCCTACAAGAATTCGACGCTTAATCTGGAAGTTAACGGACCGGGACAGGCTGTGCTAAACGAGATTAAGAACCTACGACGTCAAGCTGCAAGCATGGGCAACGCAATGGGCAAGAGTCTGATGGACGTCTACGGTTCTATGTCGAACTACATCTGGCGACGTAATGACACGATGGGCGGGTTATCAAACTCTCTTGGCTGGCTAACTACAGCAGCAACTAAAGAGCGAATGATGAACTACACCAAAGACTTGTTTGAGCGCGGGATGTTAGATGTCTATTCGGTTGATACGATTGAGGAGATGAAGACCATCATTCGTGATGGCGCATCTATTGAGGCTTCCGGTCGCAATAAGGATGACAGAGTAATGGCAATGGCTTTAGCGTGTGCTGCGTATTCAGAACAAGTACAGCCTCAGTTAATTCAACGCAAATTAAGCCGTAAAGTATCCAGAGAGCTAGAAAGTAAAACACCCGAGCAATTGTCTGTCGGCAAAGGAGTATCCAACTACTTGAAAGCGATTGGTGTGTATGGCGCATAATCAATTGACCATTGTTTCCGTTCACGGACACACAGATGGGTCAGCCACCTTGCCGTCCATTATCCGCAGTATGCGGGAGCTACCGGGGTCCAAAGGGCTGTTAATTTCTCCAGCCAAGCCAGCTAACATTCCTGACAGCATTGAATGGAAGCATTGCTTTCCTTTTGACTACCGGGGTTACAGCACATTTATCATGCACTGCCTTCATGAATTCATCATGACGGACTTCTGTTTAATTGTGCAAGATGATGGGTGGGTTTTGGACGGCACCAATTGGAGAGATGATTATTACACCTACGATTACATTGGCGGCATTACTCATGCTGGTCTGGTGGGCAACACATTACATCTAGGCTTTGAATGGACAAAGTTTGAACATCCAACGCTTGTCCTAAACGGCGGCTTTTCTCTGCGTAGCAAAAAGTTCTTAGAAGCTCCAAGTAAGCTCGGCATCGTTCAGAACTATTCCGAAGAAATACATCTCTGGAATGAAGACATACAACTGTCTTGCCTAAAGCGTGGNCTCTTTGAGTCCTTGGGTTTTAAGTACGCACCGAACGATGTGGCTAAATACTTTTCAATGGAACACATTGCTCCTAAGTTCCATGACGATATGGACTTTTCTAAACTCCTTGGTCATCATTCAACTAGCCGAAAGCTAATCCGAGACAATGAAATTCTTCTCCCAATGAGTATTCAAACTGCTTACAGGGAAACAGAGTTCCTAGAATTCCTACAATCCAAAGGTTACATCCTGAACTATGTTGCAGCCGGTTCTCACCAAGCGTGAATTAATGACGCAGATGCGCCGCTTCATTAGGGATAAGGAGCGCGGCATCTCCATGAAGCTCTTTGCCGACCTATGCGGGGTCAACAAGGCTCATCTGCTAGACGTCTTTTGGTATCGCTCTGAACCCTTGACCGAATATATCCAGCGCAGGGTCGATAAAGGCTACAAGGCATGGCAACGTGGCGAGGTAGCCATCATGCAATTGCGTAACCGCAGCAAATACATTGAATACCGCAGAGAAGCTAAACCTAGAATACTACCCACTACTGGCTTACAGATGATTAATGGGAAGATAGGGATTAGATTAGGTATGAGGAATATAGACGATTATTCGCAACCACCATTATTTGAAGGGGATAACAATGGCAGTTCTACATGACTACAAATGTCCAAGGCACGGGTACTTTGAGAGCAGAAAGGCTCAATGCCCTATGAAAGATTGCGTTGATGAGGTCGCAATTGTCTATTTGCAGCCTGTTGGGCTTGTTTCTGACGGAACAAAGAAGAACGACAAGACAATTAAGCAGTTAGCGATGGATTTTGACATGACAAACATCAAATCCACCCGAGAAGGGGAGAATCAGTCGGGATTCTTTACCAGAAAGAACAAAACGTCTAAAAAGCAGCTTGAGAAGGAAGCTAGAGAGGCAGAACAGCGTCCAAGAGAGCCAAGACCCGGTGATGCAGCTATTTGGGGTGGTGACAGCCGGTATAGCATGGGAAATCTTCTAAAAGGCGGAGCTGTGCGGTCTGTGATGGGCGAATCGGTCGGAATGAACCCAAGAGACGCAGGAAACTTGACAGGACCCAAGGCGGCGAGTTATATAGCTGACCATGAAAACCTTCAAGTGAAGTCCTAAATGCGGATACCAACCAAAGACCTAGAACGGGAGTTCTTCTACCGCGACTTAATCGAAAAGTGCATGGTATCTTTGGCAGAGCGCAAAGGGGATTACGCCTCTCTGCGCTCTTGGTTTTTGTTTGGTGCTGGCACCAATGAAAATCCTGCCTTATTCAACAAAATATTTCCCCACGTTGACCAGCTAACGTCGTTTCTCTACTCAGCAGAGACAACACGTTTTTCCATCAACGTCGGTGCCGCCGTTCCAGAACAAGAACACATCAAGATTCCAAGGCTCACTCTTGCCCTAAACGATGAGTGGCTAAACTCAAACGCCGACCAAGTATTCTCCTCTGCTCTGACATGGGCGTTAGTCTTTAACACTACCTTCGTCAAACTAGTGGTCAACAACGGCATCCACCCTTACATGGTGGAACCAAGTTCAGTAGGTGTCTTGCGTGAAGACGTCACCTACACCGACAGGCAAGAGGCGATAGTACAAACCTATTACATTACGAAATCCGATTTGTACAATCGATTGTACAGTCACCCTAAACGGGAAGACATCGTAAAGCGCATTCAAACAGCGATGCACACCAAGACTGAGGATTTGCCTGAAGGTCTTGACCGCATCATCATGAGTCAATCCAACCCAACCATCTACGGTAACGTCAACCTAGACTTGACCGGCACCAACCGCTACAAAGCGCGTGTTGCTGAAGACACCGTGAAGATGTATGAGCTGTGGGTGTGGAACGATGAGACACAAGATTATCAAGTGGTCACGATGGCTGACCCTGACATCTTCATCTATGACCGTCCGGGTGCCTCTGTCTTTTTGCGTGGCGAATTACCGTTTGTTCAAATCTGCCCTAACCCACAGTTTGATTATTATTGGGGACAGAGTGAAGTTGCTCGTCTAAATTTGCTTCAAGCCATACGAAACAACCGTATGACCGAGATTCTTGACCTGCTCTCTAAGCAAGCCTCTCCTCCAAAGGTCTTCTCTGGCTTTATGGGTATCACGGATGAGAAAGCCTTTGCGTTTGACCGTCCGGGTTCGTTTGTCTCAAGCGATATGCCTAATGCGAAGGTGGATTCAATTGCGCCTGAGATGCCAGCGTCTTTATTTGAGGTTATCCATGAAATTGATGCAATGTTTGCAGAAGCATCTGGAATATCAAGCGTTCTGTCTGGTCGTGGTGAGCAAGGCGTACGCTCCGCTGGT